TTATAAAGCAATGAGAAAGAAAGGCACTACAAAAGATGATGATCCTGCAGTTGTTAGAAACGGTTCAATTGTAAAAGCAATCAAAGGTCTCTAACCAAACTCGTTATACAAGATTACTAAGTTTTGTTAGTCTTCTTTGTATATGTAATATTTTAAATTATATTTGTTAATTATACTATCCTATGGCATCATTCACTGGACTAATTTATCTAACAGTTAACTTGATAAATCAAAAAATTTATGTAGGACAAAGTACTATTGATAAGTTATCATATGTAGGAAGTGGTTCTGCTATTAGAAAAGCTATTAAAAAATATGGCAAAAGTAATTTTAATAGGGTTATATTAAGAAACAATATAACTTGTTTAGAAGAGTTAAACTTTTGGGAAAGTTATTATATTAAATTACTAAAATCCAATAATCCTAAAATAGGTTATAATATAACATTAGGAGGAGATAATGGTGGTTGGAAACATACAGAAGAATCAATTGATAAAATTAAAAATAGAAGTAATCAATTAGATAATAAAAAACGTATAAGAGAAATTCAAAAATTAGCTGCAAAAAGTTTAATAGGTAAACATAGAACAAAAAAAGATAAACTTAAAATGATTTCTACGAGATTTGGTTCAATAAGAGAAATAAAAATATCTACTATGTCTGGAGAGATTTTACACACGTGTAATTTTTCTTCAGAAGCGGCAGAATTTACAAATGTTAGTAGATCATCAGTTAGTAATAATTTATGCGGATTATCAAAATCTGCTGGAGGATTTATTTTTAAATATAAACAATTAAGCTAATGGCGAGCTATACCGATGCAATTTCGCAGTTCAATCCTTATGTCCAACAACTTCCAGTTGATTTGATGGCTAAGGTTGGTATGCAAAAGCAGGCCCAATACGATCAAGGTGTTCAAAAAATACAAAGTTATATTGATAATGTAGCTGGTATGGATATTGCACATGATGCTGATAAAGTGTATTTACAATCTAAACTTGGTCAACTAGGTAATAGACTTAAAACAGTTGCGGCTGGAGATTTCTCTAATCAGCAATTAGTTAACTCTGTTGGAGGAATGACTAGTCAGATTATTAAAGATCCCAATATTCAAAATGCAGTAGCTTCTACAGCTTGGTATAAAAAACAAAAAGAAGAATTAGACAAAGCATATAAAGATGGTAAATCATCTATTGCTAATATTGATGACTTTAATATACAAGCACAGAAGTGGTTATCTACTCCTGAAGCAGGACAACGTTTTACAGGAAAATATACTCCATTCATTGATGTAGATAAACATAATCTAGAAATATTCAAAGCATTACATACTAGTGAAACTGGTAAAGATTTTGTTAACGAACGTTATCTAGATCCTATTACAGGAAAGTTATTAGATACAGGTAAACTTGCTGCAGCAATGGAGCGTGATGGAGTTGAAGGAATTAGTGCTGCAAAAATTGAGATGGCGTTACGATCTTCATACACTCCTGATATTCTTAATCAAATGCGTATTGATGGTAACTTCCAATTTAAAGGAGTAACTCCTGAACAGTTAACAAAGAATGCATCTATTCAATATCGAAATGCTCTTCAAAGAACAGATGAAGAAATTGAAAGATTAGAAGGTATTGTAGCAATGAGTGATGCACAACCTAAATTACAGAAACGTGCAAAGAGTTCAATTGCAGAATTACTATCAAATAAAACTAAGCTTTCTGAGAATTACAATCAGCAAGTAAAAGATATTTTTGCTAATCCTGATAGAGCAAAACTTGAAATTTATAAAGAAGGTACAATTGATCAATTTTCAAATGCGTTCTCTTGGGAAAAAAGAACAACACAAGTGATGGCTAATCCTCAGCTTATGGGACAATTAGCTATTGAAGATAATCAAGTTGCTAAAGCTAATTTAGTACTTTCACAACGTGCACAAACTTGGAAAGAGTTTAATGACACAAGAAATTATAACGCTGAGAATATTCCGACAGATCCATTTATGACTATTTTAGGAGAAGCAACAGGAGGTTTACCAGCACCGTTGACTTCTATTGCTCAATCCACTGTTGCTGCAGGAAGACGAATTGAAGATAACATTGATGTCTTATTAAGAAACAATCCAGGATTAAGAGGTAATCGTTCTGAATTACAAAAAAGATTAATTCTTTTTCAAAATGGGGATGATAAACAATTCTCTGGTCCTATGAGATCAACAGCTCAAGCTATTCTTGATGCAAGAAAAGCAGTACGTGAGAATGGATATCTTGAGCAATCTGCTAGAAATGAAATTGAATCTAATCCAGAAGTTGCTGCTAGAAAAAAACAATTCAATGCAGAGTTGTCTAAAATGCCAGGAGCTATAGTTAATGTTGATGGTAAAAATATTAAATTATCTCCAACTCAATTATATGAGTTAAATAAAAAAGTTAAAGATTACCTTCCACTTATGTTTAGCAATCAAGGTGCACAAATGTTTGCAGGTTTTAGTGAAACAGAAAAAAAATTAATAAACCAAGGATATGGTACTGGAAAGACTGGTGGTTCGGCAGTTAGAAATGAACTTAAAAAATTTGATGATTTACTTTCTGAAAATAGAAGTTATTTTAGAGATGTAGATAATCGTGTCAATGGACTATTAGCTAAACGAGTTGGTAAGTTTGCCCCTATTGTAGAAAACTTAGATACTCCTAAACCTGCAGTTCGTTCTGCTCTTGAAGGTGTAGTTGGTTCAGCATTACTTAGATATGATTCTGGTATTTCAGGACTATCATCAGAAGGTGGTGATGTGTTCTTAAATTCATCAGATAGAGATAAAGCAAAGGGATGGTTAATTGGAACAGACAAAGCAGACGTTCAGTATAAGACTGTTAGGATGGGAGATAACCGTTATGTGATGATGATGAAAGGAACTCAAAGTGTTTTAATTAAAATGACTCCTGGAGAAGCTGCTCATCCAACACTTCGTTCAGGAATTGATGTATATGGTCAAAGTATATTAGAAAAACAAATAGCATTCCACGGATCAACTAATGCTACAGGTAAAGTTGAAGATGCTGAATATCAAAGAAACTTCTTTAAGAATACTAAAAAGTATCCAGTGGTGGCTGATTTGAAATACGATCCACAAATGCCAGAACATAATTATATTAATTTACAAATTAAGATTGGTAACAGTTGGCAACCTCTTCAGTTAGATGAAAATCCAATGACTGCAATTAAAGCACAAGGTATATTATCTAATTGGACGGATGCTGACACAGAAAAAATATTAAAGCGTAACGGAATTTCCATTAAATAAATTAACACATGCCAGATTTTGATAAAGACCTGATAGCTCCAGTTAACCTTCCTTCGGAAGATATGCGAGAACCACAAGTTAGAGCATACACTCCTGCTGAGTTATCTAGTGGTGGACCGACGTTAGCTCATACACCAGACATCTTTGATAAGCTAAATGCTGCTACACAAACTTCTAAATATGGCAAGACAGGAGCATTTGTAACATTTGCTGAATTAGATGCAAATAAACGTTACGAGGCATATAATCCTACTATTGATAATCAGGAAGACTTTGCTGCATACGGTCAAGGAACAATTGAGAAAGCTGTTAACGGTATTCTTAAAGGTGCTAACCTAGCAGCTACTACTGTAGCTGGTGGATTTGGTATGCTTGGTGGTGCAATAGCTTCTCCATTTACTGGTAAGCTTTCTACTATCTGGGATAACCCAGTGATGAATGCTTTAGATGATTGGAATAATTATGTTGATCAAGAATTACTTCCAAACTATTATACAGATATAGAGAAGAATGCTAAATGGTATTCTACAGATAACTGGGTTACTACTAACTTCGTTTTTGATAAGTTTATTAAGAATGCTGGTTTTGCTGTTGGTGCTATGTATAGTGGTAACATTGCTAATGCATTGTTAAAAGGGGCTGGATCGGTTCTTGGTACAAGTGCGATGATAGCAGCAGATGCAGCTGAAGCATCACAAGCTTTTAAATTATTCACTCCTCTATTACGTAATACTGCTCGTGCTTTCTCTGCTGCTAAGAATTTAGAAATAGCAGCAATGATGGAACGGCAAATTAGAAACATTGCTGAGTTAAGTGCAGTGGAATCCGAGATTGCAAACATTGCTCGTACAACAAATAAATTTGCAAAGATTGGAGATGTAGCTAGAAGAACACCTATTGCTGCTTATTCATCTGCAGGAGAAGCTTCATTTGAAGCATTGCAAACTTCTAAAGAATATAGAAATAGATTAATAGAAGATTATAAAAATACGAACGGAGGATTAGAACCAACTGGTGATGATTTAGAAGCTATTGAACAAAGTACAAGAGATGTAGGTGCTGCTTCTTTCTTAGGAAACTTAGCAGTGCTAGGTGTTACGGAATACTTCCAACTTAATAAATTATTGGGATCTACATACTCAGCAGAGAAACAAGCTGCTAATAGTGTAATGGGCCAAATTAATGAAACCGTTGTAAGAGATGGTGTTCGCGTTGCTGCTTCAGAAACTCTTACTAAGTTCGGTAAGTTATATGATAAAGTTGGAAACATATCTAAATACATTGGTGATCCTAAAGAAGGTTTACAAGAAGGTTTACAATATGCGTTACAAGTAGGTTCACAAAACTACTATGCTAAAGCATTCCGTGGAAACGATGCAGACTTATTAGTTGATGGTGTATTACATGGTTTGTATGGTAAGAACAAAGAAGGTGAAGGTGTAGGTGTCTTCAACAGTAAAGAGGGTGGTGAGAGCATGTTACTTGGTACACTTACAGGTGGTGGTATGCAAGCCTTGGGTACATATAAAATGGACAAAGCATTAGCTGCTAATACTGCAAGATTCTTAGATGAAATTAAAGTTGCTCCTACATATCATGACGCATTCATTGATCGAATGAATAGTATCAATCGTGATACTCAGTTAGAACAAGAACATTCTGATGCTGTAAGAAGTGGAGATAAGCTTGAGGCAAAAGATCTTAAAGCAGACAAGATGCATAACTATTTAGCTACTCGTATCAAATACGGTAGATTTGATTTAGTTATGGAAGACATTGCTGACATGCGTAGACTTAGTTCTACAGAACAAGGATTAGCAAACTTAAAAGAAGAAGGTATTACTAACATTAATGATGACATTCAATCATTTCAAAAGCGTTTAAATAACCTTGAGCAAGTTGCTAAGAACACAGATGAAATCTATAGATCATTAGATCTTAGATATTCTGGTATTATGACAGAAGATGGTAAGCGTAAATACTCTAATCAAACTATTGATAAGTTGGCGTATGCGTCATCAAAAATCTATAACTATGATCAACGTATCCCACAAGTAAATCAATCGCTTACAGAGGCAGGAATCAATACGTTTGATATATTAAATAGTATTATCGAAGAAGGTGTTCCTAATAAGAAAGCTACAGAAGAAGCACTTGATTCTATTAATAAATTAAAAGTTATAAATGATACTAAGAAAGAACTGAAGACAAACTTGTCTCATGTTATTGAAATGTCATTACGTAGAAATTCATTTATTGAAGAATACAATAAAATTAGTAATGATCCATTGGAATATGAACTTCCTGAGTTCACAGATATAACAGATCCTTTAGCTAGAGTTAGACAAGCTGTTTCTGATGAAGAAAGAGCTTTAGGAAAAAGAGCTACAAATAAAGATTTAGAAATAGGTAAAGAATACTCATTGGCTGAACCAGTGAGAAGAGAAGGTAATACAATTAACCTTGCTCCTAAGATCAAGATTTTATCTAAGACATTAGGTGGTGAGTATGAAGTGCAACTTCCTAATGGTGCAACTAAGTTCATGAAGCCTATTGACTTTAAGGATTATAACATCATTGAATCTTCTAACGAGTCTGAAGAGTTTTCTGATATCTTATCTAAAGCTATTAACACAGTATTAAGAAAGCCTCAATACCAAGATTTAAAAGTTCCAGAAGGAAGAGATCCTATTGAATGGATTAACTCATTAGATAACAAAGCTCTTGTTGATGATATTGAAAAAGTGTTTGCAACTCGTGCAAGTGCTTTTGTCAAAGAGATGGCTAAGTCTCAATACAAGAGAGAACAGCTTCTTAATAACAAAGGTGATGTACAAGAAGGTCAAGATGAATTAGAAAATGGCTCAGGAGAATTTTCTACAGGTACAGAACCTGATGAATCTATAGATCCAGGAAAGAAAAGAAAACCTACTAGTATATTATTTACATCTATCACTCTTCCTTCTGCAGGTTCTTTAAAAACAACTGAAGATAAACTTCCAGGATATGTTGTTAGATATAACACATTCATTAATAAAGTTCGGACATTACCTAATAGAGCTAATTTAAGATCTGTATTAGTTACAGCTAAAGATTTATCTGCTTATGGGCTAGATGGATTACTTCAGATTAACTATGAGAAATCTACTGGTCATAAATTCACTGCTGAAGAAATGAAACAATTCACAAGTGATGATCTTGGATTTGTTGCTTCTGTATTTGTAGAACAAGAAGGTGATAAAGTATATTATGTAGATGCTAACGGAAATAGAATTGGCAACATTAAAGATGGTGTAGATGTTTCTAAAGTAGTATTTGCTACAATGCCTACAGATGAATTAACTTGGAAAGATAGTAAGACTCCTCGTTACAGAGCTGGTGAATTAGAAGAAGCTAATAGGCATTCTAAAGCTTGGTTAAAGTATCGCAAAGAAGAATTATTTGCTAAGCCATTTGATGGAACAAATTCTATTAACTTATTTACATTTGGTATTTCTAGAGGATTTACTGTTAACATTCCTGGTAAGGTACAAAAGAATGCTGTAGCAGATGTTCTACAACTTGATGAATCTACTCTTACACAACCAGGACTTGTTCAAATTTCCACATTAGGAACCATCACTCACACTGATGGACAAGCTTATAAGTTTGCCAAAGGACGTACAGTGGTATCGTTTGGTGATGTTTTAGAGTTCTTACAAAATAGTAGGTTTACAGGTAAACAAGCTAAGAGTATTTTTGAAGTATTAAAATCATTTTCTAATACAGTTAAAAGTGATATTGATGCTAAGAGAAAAATTCAGTTAAAAAATAAGTATACACAATACTTACAGAATGTATTGTTTTGGAAAAAGTCTAGTAGCCCTGCTGCCAATCAAATTTTTTTAGATGAGTCTACAGGTAAACTTCATATTGGAAAAAACAATTACGATCTTATTGATATTGAAAAATTTGAGAATCAAATTATTAGTGATTTACAACAAGTTTCATTCAGTGCAAACAATGATACATTAACTGCAAATCAAAAGTTCTACGAATTATATTTTGAAGCTGGTGAGTTAAAAGAACGTGAGTGGAAAAACTATCAACAGTTCTTATTGGCATCTAAAAATCCAGATGGCTCTCAAAGAGATATTCCTCTTACATTAAACATTTCAGTTCCTACACCTTCTGTACCATATGCATTTACACAGAAGTATGCATTCTTAGATGTTCCATTATCTCTTCCTGCAGCACCTGCTACACCATTAGTTTCTGAACTTCCTGTACCAGTAGCTCCGCAAGCAATAGGTGCTACTGTAGCTTCTACACCACTTACATACGAAAGTTCTAATGTAGATATTGTAAAAGCTACACTTACTAACATCGTTGATGGTAGAATAATTAGTGGACAAGTTGATCCAACAATTGGACTAGCACAAGATCTTGAAACAAGTGAAGGAATTGTTCAATTTATTCTTGAAACAAGCGGTCCTCGATTTATTGATAGTCAAAACTTAACTAATCTTATTGCAAATAATGATAAGGTGAACGCCATGCGTGATAGATTAGGATTAACTCCTGCTCCTGTAGCAACAGATCCTTTAGATGATGTATTTAATGATTATATAACTAAACAAATATCAGGAAAATTACTATATGATAAAGTTAATAGAACTACTGATTTTAATCATTTTGTCAATAGTTTAAAAGCTACTGAGGGGATTGATTTAAAGATTAATAGAAATAATATTGGTAATTCTATTGAAGACTTTAAAAAGGCTAAAGAAATAATAGCTAAATTACAAGGTGGTCAACAAGCAACTCCAGAAGTTTCTATAACACCAGTTATTCAACAACCTACAATAGTTCCTACACAACCTCAAGCTGGTAATACATTAAAAAATAGAAAAAACAGTTTTACAGGAAATAGAAAAGTTGGTGAAGCTGATAAGAGAGGTCGCTCAATGACTGCTAAGGACGTAGAGTTCTTCAAAAATTGGGCAGCTAAGTATCTTCCTAAAATGCAATATGAATACCTAGCTAACATGATTCAGGTAACTGGAGGTGGTGAAGCTTGGGGTAGAATGGTTAATGGTGCTGTACAGATTGTAGAGGGTGGATTAATTGGTACAGATTTCCACGAAGCAATGGAGTATGTGTGGAAAGGATTCTTAAGTCCAGAAGAACAACAAGCTTTACTTGATGAGTTCAGATCACAGAAAGGTACATTTGTAGACAGAGAGTCTGGTCAGACTTATACTTATAATGATCCTGCTGTAACTGACTTAATTGCAAAGGAAAGAATTATGGATAACTTTGCTGATTACATGGTTGATAAACTTCCAGCAAAGAATATTAAAGAGAAAGTTCTTAAGTTTTTCAAAGCTATTGTAGACTTTGTTAAAAATCTTTTTAACAATAATAACTTACAACGTAAATTGTTTAATGATGTAAATAGTGCAAGATTTGCAGAGATGGTATTTCCTGAATCTAGAAAGGACGATATTATTGAATACAGTCGTGTAGCTAATATTAATTCTCAATTAGCATATGAATATGTTGAAGATATTAAAGCATCTTTCTATCAAGGAATGTATGCAACAAACCAATCATTGTTTGATGTATCTGAGAAGAATGCTAATGCTATCTTTGATCAAATTATAAAAGATTACAAAGACAGCGGTATTGTATTAAGTGATGGTCAATTTAAAGATTTAGTTCAGCTTGCGAAAGAAAGCTTACGTTCTGATAACTTTGATTTTCAAGATGATAATTCATTTACAATTAATACAGAAGGTTCTACAAATAAAAGTTATGCAGCAGACGCATTTACTGTAGACTTTAAAAAGTCTGCTCCTTATGCTGTTAAAATCTTAACTAGTTCAATAATTAAAACAGTTGGTTACAATGATACAACTGGTGATATTGACTACGATTATTCTCCAACATTAGGAGGTATGATGTTACTATCATCTAATCAAGTGTACGTTACATTGACTAATAAGTTACAAAACACTCGTGATGTTAATGATTTTATTGCCAAGCTTCATGACTTAGCTAAAACTAATTCCGATTACGTTGATTTATTTAGACGTTTAGGTGGTATCATGAAGTCTGGTAAAGTAGATTTTAATAACATGACTATAGATGGAATGCGTTTATTTTCATCATTCATGCAAACGTTTACTAAACAAGCTCCTGAAATTTTAGTACAATACTTACGTGATAACAATAGATATACAGCAGCAGCTAGTCTATCTAAAGTTTCACAAGTTGTAGAAGATCGTTGGGTTGCTAACATGCTTACAATTGCGGGTGTAAAGAATTCAATCATTACATACGACAAAACAAATAAGCAATACATTATTAATCCAGAAGCACCACTATCAGTACCTCTTACTACAGAAGCACAACTAGGGTTCTTAAAGTTGTTAGGTGTAGAGTTTGATGAAAGATCGTATAATAGATTATCTGCTGATCAGAAGATAGAGTTTAGTGATGCTGTACAACAAGTTTATGCAGACGTTACTACAGATAAAGTTCTACAACTTAAAAGAGAAAAAGGCACAGTTAAAAGAAGTATTGGTACTGGATTAATTAAACTTGCAGATTTATTTGCTGGTGTTAATTCAGTTAATTATAGTAGTGTATTATATAATGCAGAAGGTAAGCAACAACAAGCTTACACAGATGCTAATGCTCCTTCATTGTTTGAATACTATTTCAATAGTGCTAAGACATTAGATGAGTTATTAAAAAACATGCCACAGTTACGTGATGTACATTCTAGAGGATCACAAATTCTTAAGAAAGGTGGTAAGTTCTTTGATGAGAATGGTAAGAGAACCAAGACTAAGCTTTTAGTTAAAACAATCAACGGTGAGATTAATGTTGATACAGATAAAGGAAGTTCTGTTTCTGATTTTAATATTGGTACTCGTACTATCACTGAGCTTAATCAAAACATAAATGGTGACTATTATGTATTAATTCCTGCTGATGGATCTACAGAGTGGATGATGAGTATGGGTAATGTTATTGATTATCAAGATATTACAACAGGTCGTTGGGAAGAACAAGTTAAAAAAATCTTCAAAGGATATTTGATTGATGATATTAAATTAGCTAGAGATTCTGCTAATAGAGATAATCTTAATAATATGAAAGGTAAGGAGAAACAATTACGTTTCTTCGAAGGATTCTTCTCACAACCAAATGCTCGTAATAAAAAAGAAAATGCAGATGCACTAATTGCTATCAATAAGTTAATCAATAAAAAGTCTGTAACTGCTGCAGATATTGAAGCTCTTGTAGATTCTCTCGGGGATGTAGTTCGTGATGCCATACTTGATTACATTGAAACATCAAGTAAGAAAACCATTGATAATTTAACAAAAACTAAAGACATTGTTGATTTAGGAGATGGTACATTTATGATGTCTAGTCTTGATAATAACTTTGCTAAAAAGAAAAATGTTAAATTAAACAAAGAAGCTCTTTCTCAAGAAGAGTTAGATAATGTAATTAACTACACTACAGTAAATTATGTAATCAATAACATTGAATATTTTAAGATATTGTTTGGCGATCCATTCCAGTTTGCAGTTAACACTAAAAAGAATAAAGTGATTCTTGATATTACAAAACGTATCAAATCATTTTTATCTCCACGTAGAATTACAATTAACTTCAATGAGTTAAACAGCTTATACAATAAAGCTAGAAATGTTGTAGGTGGTATTCAATTAGATTCTACTGATTTTGGATATCATGAGTATAAAGACTATGCAAAAACACTTACAGTAAGTGATGTGTATGTTGCTAGTAAGTTATATAGTGCTTTGGGTATAGTTGATACAAATGAAGCAGATGGTGCATCATGGTTAAACCCTGGTACATACAGAGAAATTAAAGATAAGAATGGTCAATGGTCTAATGAGGCAGACGCATTTCACCAATGGCAAATGGCTTATGCTAGACAGAAACTAGCTGAGAAAGGTGTATATAAAGGATATAAAGATAAGCCTGAATTAAAGAAACATGATTCTGAATAAATAGCTACACCTCGTCCTGATTATGTAATTGATGTATTAAAGCCTGTTGTAACTGGTAACAAATACAATAAGAAATACATTGACTTAGTCTTAGATAAGTATTCTCAACTTCCTCTATACTATGAAGCTATTGAAGGTACTGCTTTAGAAGATCTTTACATTAAAATGTTTAATGGAGGTTATGACTATGTTGTTGTAAAGTCAGGTAGAAAGGTTGGTGCTGAAGCGTTACATCCTCTTTACAAACCTAATGGTGAGTTTAATGATGAAGCATTTAAAAATACAGTTAACATACCTTGGTCTGCATATGGTATCCAAGTAGAGAATTCATATAATAAACCTAAAGGTCAAAGATTAGGATCTCAACCAACTAAGATTGTTACAAGTGATATGTACTCTAATGGTGTTGCTGTTTCACCAGAAGCAGAAGCAGCTGTTAAAGAACACACAGAAGCACTTGAGGCATTATATGAAAATGGTTTTGATACTTTATTAAATGATTTAGGAATTATAGATGCTGGAGATGAATTCATCATTGAAGACAAATCTATTCTTGCTACTACATTACGTAATGAAATGTTAAAGCAAGAAATGTCTGAAAATGCTTTAGCTAGTATTACAATTAATCCTATTACAAAAGAGTTTGAGATTCCTTTTGAGGCATCTACAAACTACATACAGATCAAGCGTATTATTTATTCTATGGTAGAGAAGCGTATTTACTCTCCTACAATGAATGGTAACTCTGCAGTACAGGTTCCTGTAACAATGTGGGAAGCTTCTGGTAAAGGCAGATCATTAGTACAAAAGATAGGAAAGAATACATACAAGCCTATTACAAAAGAAGCATACGAAAAGTTATCTGATGAAGATAAAGCTGATGTTGTGTATACAGATGATACACTTAAGTTTTATGAAGATGCAGAAGGTTTACGTCATTCTGAAATATTAATTCCTTTCCCTACTCACTTACAAGGATTGTTTGATAATAAGTTTCCTAAAATGGGTGAGAAGGAGAAGATGGCTGAAATTCTTAAATACCTAAATAAGAATGCAGAACAATCATTATTTGGTATTGGTTTTCGTATTCCTACAGATGCATTGCATTCAATGGAACGTTTTAAGATTGCTGGATTCCTTCCATCATTCATGGGTAACACTGTAGTTGTTCCTTCTGCAATTACAACTAAATCAGGTTCTGACTTTGATATTGATAAGCTGAACATGTATTTAAGATCAATGTATCTTGATTCAGATGGTGAGATTAAAATATTTGAATTAAAAGGTTCTGAAGAAGAAACAAAAGAATACTATGGTCAAGTGTTTGATAGATTGATTCAAAATAAACAAGACAATATAATTGAACAGCTATTAAGAGATAGTGAGGTTATTGATAATGAGCGTGAGCAAACGCTTAATGATAAACTTACTAAGCTTGATGAAGAAAAAGCTACACGTGAAAAGTTTGAAAGAAAAGCTTATAGACGTGCTTTAGAGAATAGATACTACAATGCTATAGATAATATATTATCTATGGAAGATAACTTCCAGCGTTTGATTTCTGTTACTACTACTGATGACTTGATTGAGATTTCTGAGGAAATGGATGAGTTGAGAAATGATAATGAGTATGATATTATCAATCGTGTATTGGATAGAAACTATATGACAGGTCAAAGACAAGCTTTCGTAATGGGTAAAGCTTGGGTGGGTATTGTTGCACAGCACATCACTGGTCATTCAAATGGTCAGAAGGCTGGATTATATGTAAATGATGAGAAGTTTACAATGTCTCTTCCTCACAATACTTTGGGTAAATATGTATCTGTATCTGGTCTATATGATTCTGATGGAAACTATATCTCAGCAAACTTATCACAATACATGAATGCTATTGTTGATATTGCAAAAGATCCATACATCATGAAACTTATCTATAGTGGACAAGTTGTAGATATTGTAATGTTCTTAGCAAGAGCTGGTGTTAGTCCAAGAAACGCAGCGTTGTTCTTGAGTCAACCAATTATTAGATCATTTGTAGAAGGTGCTGATAATAACAACAAGAAAATTAGTTCTTTATTTTCTAATAGCGAAGTTGTATCACAACAGTATGATTCATTCGGTACTTCATATGTTGCTAAACAAGCAGCAGGTGATAAGTTTGATATGTCTCAATTAACTGATGCTATTAAAGATTACACGGCAGATCAGACAAGCTTAACAGATAAACAAAATGCTCAACAGCAATTAATCTTTAAAGAGTTTATACAGATTGCAAGGGCTACTAATGGTCTTACTGAAATTACTCAGTCTACAAACTTTGATACAACAAGTTTTAGAAGTGCAGAACAATTAAGTAGAAAACAATTAAAAGTTGAACAACAAGGATTAGATCCTGATGTTATTCCTATATCTTCATCTGTAGCTGTATTAGAAAATACACACATTGGTAAGCTAGAGGAATTTTTAGATCTTTCTAACATTGCACTAGGTACTATTTTTAAATTTAACACTATTGAATTTAGAGAGTTTATTGATAGTATGATTAATAAGTTTGGTATTAATAAATATTTATCTAAAGATAAATACAATAAGATTAGTGAGCAGTTATCTGCATCGTTATTAGACTATATTATTCAGTCTAACACAAACATGTTTGTTAAAGAGTTAACCTCTGGTCCAAACTCTATAGCTGTTAAACTTGAGAAAGCTAGAGCTGCTAATCCTAATCTACAGATTCTACAAGATTTACAGATTGTTCCAGGAAAAAGCAAGAACGCTCCTTCTACAGTTAAGTTATCTGTTAGTAAACTTGATGCTGCTGAAGAAAATATGTATGCTAACATGATGCGTGGATTACGTGATGAAGCATCTACACGTGATCTATATAACGATCTAGTTAAACTTTCTATTGTACAAGGAACATATCGTACAGCTGCTTCTATTAAGAATATCATTCCTATCGAAGACTATGCACGTATGGTTACAGACTCAGTTAAGAATGCTAATGTTGATGATTCTGTAAAAAGATTCAAACAGTATGCATTCTTCCAAAGAAATAACTTCAGAGATGTAAACATCACTCCACAAGTTACTCTTAAGGGTATAGATCTAGAGAAAGAATCTACTATTGATGAGTTTACAGGTGATATTATTAATAAGTATTCTTTTCCATCAATCATTAATGAGAAGCTTGGTAGAACAGTTTTACGCATTAATAAACAATTTACAAAAGTTGCTGGTGCTGAATTAATTGTAATTCCTGCCGTACTTGATATTGCTGGAGACAAAGTTAATTTTCAAACAGGAAAATCAATCACCCCTTCTGACTTTGCAAGAGCTGCTACACAAGACGATAATCCTTACAAGTATATGTATGGTTATCAGTTAGTTAAAAACACTCTTACAGGGCAACCATTAATGATTCAAACTAATCCTAGATATGCTCCTGATTATGTTTACAAGATTGTAAATTTATATGGTGATGGTAGATTCACTACAGAGTATCCAGGCTTTCCAGTTAAATCTGAATTAGAGAATGGTACAATTAAAGTGACGCAAGAGTATACAGATGATGAGGTGTTAGCTTTATTGAAAGGTCAAGAGATTAGACAATCTGTTGCAGAAACTCCAGTAGTTGAAGCACCTACAGCTATTGATACAACTCCTGAGGTTGAACCTACAGTATCATCAATCCAGCAAAACTTTGCAGATGGGCAAGGTGGTCGTAAGATGCAACCTCAATTTGCAGGTAAGTCTACTATGGATCTAATCTTATCTGGTGATCGCACTCGTACAACTCGTGCTCAAACAGATATCAATAGAATGATTAATGATTATGGGCTTACTAAGATTGAAGATCTAGTAGGTAAAATAATCCCTATGACTGATAAGTCTGGTAGAGTAGCTCAAACTAGAATAATAAAAGTTGCTCCATTTACTAAAGAATATCAGGATGCTACATGGCAGAAAGAAGGTTGGGAGAAGTCAGTAACTGATAAACTAGTAGGTCAATATCCGTATGGTATTGAGTTTGAATTAGTTGAACCTGGACAAATTTCTACAACTAGTGTTGAACCAAAAGGACAGAAGGTTAAAGAAGGTATATATGTAAATCAACAAGCTCTTACAAAAGATGAGCAAATAGAATTATTTAATTACTTAAAACCATATCTTGAATCACAAGCTTCTAAAACTAATAAAGGAACGAATGCTAGTAAGATGATTGGTTTAGGTTTGAGATGGGATTATAAAGTAAATAATCCTGGCAAAGAAGCTAAGAATATACCAGATGTTATAAATCCAGCAAACAAAAATAAATATGGATATTATGACACTTCTATTAATGATCAACCTTTAGCACCTATTAGTGATCGATTTAAAGAACTGATGGAAAAAGCTACAGGTGTAGATATGACTAATTATGATGGAGCTATTATCAATCTTTATGAATCTAATAGTTTCATTAGTTCTCATAATGATGTTGATGAAAGTAGATCCGCTATTGGTTATCCTGTTATAGGAGTTAACCTTGGTGGAACAGGAAACTTTGCAATTGAGTCAAGAGATGGTGATCCTAAAAATCTACTTCTTAAGGATGGTACAGGATATGTATTTGGTGTAGATGGTGTTAATAGAGAAGTGTTCCATAGAACTTTCCCTACACCTCAAGATAGTTTCTTACCAGCATTGACTACTCAGTTAGATGGTAAAACTTATGAGCCTGGATCTTATCGAGTTACAATTACGATGAGAAGAGTGATGCCTTTAGAACCAGGTATGCCTACTAAACCAGTTATCAAAACTACTCAACAAACACCAGCACAACCAGTTACATCTCCTAAAACAATTAATATTTATGCTGGTACAGGAGAGAACTCAGAGTTAAGTAACTTTGCTAATAGACCTTTTGAAGATAAAACAGAGTGGAAAGGTTTAACTTTTAAATCTGTTGAAGGCGCATATCAAGCTGCTAAGATTCAATTATCAGACATGTTTGACAAAGATGATAATCTTACAAAAGAAGGAGATGTCTTATTAGATAAATTACAAGAAGCTAGTGGTGCAGAAGCAAAAGCTTTAGGTAGAAAAGTTACTGGTTTAAATGTAAGAGAGTGGGATAGAGTATCTTCTAAAGTTATGAAAGGTCTTCTTTTAGAATCATTCAAACAAAACCCAGATGCACTTGCTAAGCTATTAGCTACAGGTGATGCTGTTCTCACACATACACAAGATAAAGGTAATTGGGGTACAGAGTTTCCAAAATTATTAATGGAAGTAAGAAGTGAATTAAGACCTAATGCTACATCAGTTACTGAAAAACCAATAGTTAATACAGTTGAATATGGTGGTAAGAAATTTATTGTTGAAGGAACACCTGACGGTGGTAACCTAGAAGTGTTCTTTACTAAGATTGATGGAAGTAAAGGTGCAGAATTAACTTCTGATAAACCTCTATATCGTAAGGTGATAGTTGCTTTTTTTGCACAAAATCGTCCACAAGATGTAGTAGAGTTAACAGAGTTACAAGGATCTCCTAAATACTTAACTACTATGGATGGAAGAATTGTATCACTTAATCCTACAAGCTACGGTGATGTAATTACTTCTAGTGATGTTATTAGTAGAGTTCAAGCTAAGTTAAAAGAAAAAGAAAATAACGCACTTGAATCATTAACCCCAGAAGATATAACTTCTGAAGTAGGAGAAGCTAAATCTATGTTCTCTTATAAAGGTACAACAATTGAGACAGCATTCGATTTGACAGAAGGACAGACTAATGCTCTTCAAGAGTTAGCTGACTTTGTTCAAGATAATAAAGATAAGTTTATTACATTACAAGGTCCTGCTGGTACAGGTAAAACATCTGTAATTGGTTATTTACAAAACTATCTAGGTGGTAAATATAACTTTATTTACATGGCTCCTACACATGCTGCTACAGCAGAATTAGCATTTGCTACAGTTAAGACAGGAAACAAAACACTCCCAATGACTGTTGCTTCTGGGTTTAGTACAAGATCAATTGGAGGAAGAGTTGTAAAAGCTATGACTAGAAAGTTGTTAAAGAAGCTTGCTCTTAGAAACAACGTCATTGTAATAGATGAAGTGTCTATGCTTAATTCTGCTACATTAGATATTGTAAAAGGAGCAATAGGTAGTGAAGATGTTAAGATTATTTTCATGGGAGATATTTCACAGATTCCTGAAGTTGATCAAAGAAATCCTGCTACAAAACAAGTAAGTAGAGCATTTAATGAATTTAACCAAGTTAAGCTTACTGAAGTTAAACGTACTAGTGATAATGATATCTTAGAAGTATTAACTGCTGTTCGTAATAACATTAATAATAAAATACCAAAAGTTGATAACACTGATGCATTAAGATATTTAAAAGTTACGGACTTCAATCGTCAGCTTGCTGAGTCCGTAGAAAAGAACCCAGAAGAAACTATGTTAATTGCTTATACAAATTCTGCTGTATCTGAATACAACAAAAAGATAAGACAAGAGCTAGGTAGAACTGGAGACTTACAAAAAGATGATGTGATCATGGGTTATCTAGGATATTCTAGTAAACAAATTGAAAAAGGTGATATTGCTAATAGTATTCAATACACTATAAAGAATATTCAAAAATATGATAGTGTTTATAGAATTACAGCAACTTCTAAAAAGCTAGATAATCTTAGAGAGAAAGGAGTTCAACAAATTTATGAAAATTCCACAACAGGATATTATCAACTTAGTCCTAATGATGTATTTACATTTTCTGATATTACATCTGCTGACATGATAACTAATAATAATAAAGTTAGTGAGTTGATGAAAGCAATATATGATGCTAAGACAAAAGCTATTGCTAGTGGATCTTCAAGAGACTGGGTTAATTTCTATGAAATAGTAGAGTTAGTATCCCAAGCAATGTCAAAAATTGATTTAGGTAGAGATTATATCTACGATCCTTCAACTAATAAAATGGAAAGATATAGTGCAGATAAATATTTTCAATTTAAAAAAGACTTTGCTGAAGTATATGTTGAGAAAGGAATTGATTTAGGTCATGCATTAACTATCCATAAGTCACAAGGATCTACCATTAAGAATGTATTCTTTGATGCAAACAGTCTTCCTAAAGGATCATCATCTAAATTATACAATGGTGATACATTAATAGGAACAGAGAAACAATCGCTAATCTATGTAGGTATGTCTCGTACATCAAATTTATTAGCTATAAGTGATGATATATCAGAAAATTTTTATAACTTGAAAACTTATGATCCTAGTCAAAACTTAAGTGGTCAATCTGTTAACGAACAATCTTATCGCTTAGCTGATAATAAAATATACAAGGCTAGTGAGATCACTGTAGAGCTAATGGAGAAGATGGGATATAGTAATGACATTATTGGTCAATTCTTCAAAAAATTAAATGGATGTTAAATAATAATAATAACTGATGTCAACTTGCCCTAACAAATCATTATCGGAATGGAAAGAACTTGTAGCAAGCAGAGGTGAATCCGCTGCTTATTACTTGTGGTATAAGAATGATGGTAATATTTCAGACCTTATAAAACCAAAAGGAGTATCAGAGTCTAGTAAGGTTTCTGTAATTAATGATTTTTTAAATCGTATAGGGGTTGATATTGAATCAGTTGATACGATTGTTGTAGATGGCGTTAAGCAAGATGCCACAGGTGTTGCGTTGATTGCACAGAAACTTATTCAGATTGTTAATGGTAAAGAAGATGTAACTCTTCCAGAAGAAGCTATGCACTTTGCTGTAGAGATTATTAAACAAAAGAATCCTGCATTATATAAAAAACTATTGGGTGAAATCAATAGCTATGAAATTTATAATCAAGTAGTTAAACAATACGGCACTCGTCCAGATTATCAAACTCCTGATGGTAAGCCTGATATTTTAAAATTAAAAGAAGAGGCTATAGCTAAGGTATTAGCTTCTACTTTAAATAACAAGATTGATAATACAGAACAATTTACAGAGAATCCTGTACAGTCTATGTCTATGTGGCAGAGGATTAAAGATTTCTTAAGAGATTTATTTTCTACATCTGGATTTGATCAAGCTGCGATGAGTATAATCAATGGTGACTTCCAAGGAACAGTTGAAGACATACGAGCTAATTTTCCTTCTGTATTCTATCAGTTAGATGTGAAGAATGCTGTAGACGAAGCTTATGATAAAGTTGTTGCAGTTGATAAGGATATGGAAGTAATTAAAGATTCACCTGATTACAATCCTGAAACAGGACAAGGAAAGAAACGTCATTATTTATACAAAGGTGAAGAAGTTGCTACATCTGTAACATCATTGATTTCTGATGGAGATAGGTTTAAAGGAAGAAGTGCTGAAGATAAAAAACAAGATACTGACAAAATGCTTTGGGGATCAGAGGGTCATAACTTTATAGAGTATTATGCTAAGACTAATCTACTTGATGAGAACGGATATATTCTTGATGAGTTTAAAGATGATCCCATCACTACACAACTTAATCCAAATGTTCAGCAAGTTCTTAAAAAATATATAAGAGATTTAATATTAGGATATAAAATTGCTGATGCTCAGCGTACAGATGGTGCTAAGACTCGGATATTAGTTGAAGTTATGGTAGTTAATACCAAGAAAAAAGGAATGGTAGCATCTACAATTGACTTTATGGCACTTATTCCAGACGATGTTGTTGGTGTTAAAGTAGATACATTAGACTGGAAATTTACAAATATTGATAAATCCAAAGATCAAGACATTCCATGGTACAAAAGAGGTAAATGGAATGATCAAATGAAGGAGTATGTTATAATGTACTTAACTGATTTGTATGGATTTAATAGTAAACAAATGGGTAAATCAAGAATGATCCCGTTCACCGCAAATTATATATATGTAAATCCACAAGATAAAAAAAATAGTCGTCTATACTTAGGATCTGTTGAAGCAGGTGATGCAGATAGTGCAAGAGAACAAAATATATATTTACTTGCTGTACCTACAGAATCTGAATCTACAGGTAATGTAAAGATTGATGAATTATTAACTGCATTACGTATTCAATATAATAAGTTATATCAATCATCACCAATTGGAGATAAGCAAATAGCTGAGAAGAGTATTCAGTTGAATCAATTAGCTATAGCTATTCGTTCCTTACATGTTAGATTAGATTTTTCTCCACTAGCTATGTCTGGCGCAAACTACATTAGTGATGTATCAAATGTATTAAAGAACTTTGAAGGTATTGATTATGAAAATTTAACTTCTGAAGAGATCAATTCAAAACTAGAAGAGCTTATTGGATATGAGAATGCTATTGGTAAGTACACTAGACTAGATGATATATTCCTTTCTAAGTTTGATGAAAACGAATTAGATGCTGAAGCACAAGCAGAATTAAATAAACTAAGAGGATTAACTAGAGAAACATATGACGTGTTGAAAAAAATCAAACGTCTATATGATGACTACACAGTTTACTTAGCTCTTAAGATGGAGGTTGTTGCGGAAGATGAGAAAGAAGATGTACTACAAGCAGAGCTTGAGATTCCTGGATTAGTTAAATCTTTCTTAGAAGCATCTAAACTTGGTTCTGTAATTATTCGCTTAGCTTCTAATTTAATCATGCGAGCTAGAAGTTTATCTAGAATTAAAGCAAATCGTGTAATCAATGAATTTACTAAACTATTAAACTCTGTAGAAGAAGAAGCTAAGCGTTCTGGTAAAACTGCATTTGATTTAATTGGTAGTGCCGAAGGAGGAAACTTACGATTAGTTAATGAACTATCTGCTGACTTTTGGAAACAATATGATGCGGCTATTACTGATAAAGATAAAAAGTTTCTATTAGATAACTTAGATAGAGATAAATACAATGAGTTAGCTAAAGCTTATTTAAAAACTAATATTGAATCTATTATTAGTAAGAAGCATAATGATAATCCTAATATAGATGATTTAATTAAACAGTCTAAGATTTCTACATTAAGAAGAAGTGTAGATATTGAGAATGATGAATTTAATGGGTTTAATGATTATCACTTTAAAAAGTTTTATTTACAAACAGTAAACCGTGATAAGTGGTATTCATCAGATTATACTAAATTACAACAAAGTCCTAATGCATTAAAACTTTGGGAGTTTATGCGTAGTCTTAATCAAAAAGCTAAGGATATGGGATATCTTTCTAAGAAAGAAAAACTATCATTCTTTCCATTAATTGAAGCATCTTTTATTACAAAAGCTGCTCAGTCAGGTGATATTGTAAAAGAGGGAATGGACTTCTTTAAGAGTATGTATCAATTACATTCTGAAGAAGAACAGAAGTATTCTAAATTAGATCCTGAAACAAACAAACTAAAAAGACAAATTCCTATATTCTTTACTAATAAGAATAAAGAAGTAACAAAACTATCTAAGGATTTGAATAAGGTGGGTATTATGTGGATTAAATCTTTGATGGAATACGAAACATCTAAAGACTTAGAAACAACATTACACATCTTACATAAAGTTGAAGAGGGTAAAGGTTTACTTATTACAGATGAAAACAATAGACTTGTAAGAGATTCTGCAGGCGTACCAAAGGTTGATATTAATAATAAAAAGAATGCTGATATATTAAAAACAATGATAGATGATCACATCTATGGTTTACAAGAGAATGAAAACTCTTGGGGTAATATTCAGATTGCAAAAATTGCTACAAAGGTTGCAGGAAGTGATGAGGAGAAACAACAAACTTTAAAACTTAATACAAAGAAGATTGTAAATACAATGAATAGTTATATTCAA